ATGAACCAAAAGGAAGTGAAACAGATGAAAATTACACCAATAAGATTAAGAAGGTTAAATCTAGGAATTGAAGCTAAAGATGCAATTGACTCACTTAGAATAACACAAAGTACATTCTATAAATTGGAGCAAGGATGGACAAGTCCATCACCCCAGTTAATAAAAAGAATTGCAGATACTTATAAGTGTACTACTGATGAAATATTTAAAGATTTAAATATTATTGGTTAGAGGAGGATATATGGAAGAAATATTAATAGAAATATTAGAAACTTTAAAATCAGAAAGACCTAAAAAAATAACTTTTACGATTGCAGAAGCAGCAAATTATTCAGGAATCGGACAAGTTAAAATAAGAGAACTTATTAATAAACCTAATACTGATTTTCCGTTTTTTAAAGTTGGCGCAAGAGCGTTAATAGATAAAGCAGCTTTAGATAATTGGATGGAGAAAATAACGCAAGAGCATAGAGGATTATAAAGTATAAAAACTTACAATATGCAAATACTATTTCCATAAATTTATTTTAAGGAGATATATTTTCATGGAAGAATTATTAAAGCAAATTTTAGAAAGAATAAAAGATAATTCAAGAGCTACTATGACAGTTGTAGAATGTGCTCAGTATATTAAAGTAAATAAAGATAAAATTAGAGAACTTATCAATAAACCGAATAGTGATTTCCCATACTTTAAAAATGGAAGCAAAGTAATTATTAACAAGTCTCAATTAGATTCATGGTTAGATAAAATTTCAAGAGAACACAGAAACTTGTAAAGTATAAAAACTCACAGTATCATACTATTTTAATAATCTTATTAAGGAAATGGATATCATGACTAAAAGAATTAATTATGATAATATCACGGTAACTTGCAATGGCTCTCCAAGTAAAGAATCATTAATGAATTACTATAATTTATTAATCGACTATCACATAAGAAAATACGGAAAAAAAGTAGTAAAAAAAGCACTAGAAGAATTACTTAACGAAGACTAAAGAAGAATAGGCTGAAAAGCCTTAAGTTAAGAGTCAACATAATTTAATTTTTGAAATTGAAATAAATATAAGGAGGACAAGCTAAATGAGTAAATTAATACCATTAGAATTTAAGCAACAACGTATTATGACAACTAAGGTTTTAGCCGAAGAATTTGGGACAGAAGATAAAATAATTCAACAAAATTACAAAAGAAATGAGGAAAGATTCACTGAAGGGAAGCATTACTACAGGTTAACTGGTGATGAATTAAAAGAATTTAAAGCTAACCTTCATTTAGAAGGTAACCTTAAATTTGCTAGTGAATTAATTTTATGGACAGACCGAGGAGCAGCAAGACATGCAAAAATTCTTGATACAGATGAAGCCTGGGAAGTATATGAAGCATTAGAAGAAAACTATTTTAATCCAAAAGAAGAAAAACCAACGTGTATTGAAGATGTACTTATATCTAGTTTGCAGGAAATGAAAGCATTAAAAGGAGAAGTACAAGCTGTAAGAGTTGGAATACAAGAAACTAAAGATAAGATAGAGGGAATTAAAGAAGTAGTATCTCTTAATTCAACTGATTGGAAGAAAGATTCCAAAAATCTAATAGTAAAGATAGCACACAAGATTGGTGGAAACCAATTTATAAATGACGTATACAAAGAAATTTATACTAATTTAGAAAAAAGAGCAGGATGCCAATTAGAAATAAGACTTACAAATAAACGTAGAAGAATGGCAGAAGAGGGAGTTTGCAAATCAAAAAGAGATAAGTTGTCTAAGTTAGATGTTATAGGCGAAGATAAGAAGGTTTTAGAATGTTTTTTAGCTATAACCAAAGAGATAGCAATTAAATATGGAGTATAGGAGGAAATGATAAATGGAAAATAAAGAAATAGAAAAATTACAAGAACTATGTAAACCAGTAACAGAGTATTTAAAAAATAATTGGGATCCACATTGTACAGTAGTTATTACAGATAATCATATTAAATTGGTTAGAGATGAAATAGGTTGTCCAATGAGAAGTGATGACTAAGTAGTATTTAGCCATCACTAAGAGATTAAACTCTATGATAAGGATGAATTTTATCAAATCTAGCCAAAGCAGAGCCTAGGGATGGAGAATTAATAAAATCAATGTAGTGTGATTCTGATACATTCATATACGCATAAACAGAACCATCTTTGAATTTTATAAACATTGTATTGTTTTCCCAACCGACTGCATTCATTCGACTAGATGAAACAGGTTTTAAATTCATAAAAGCACCCCCTTTCAACAATATTTTACCATAAATATGAATAAAAAGAAAAAGGAGGAATGAAAATGGTTTTGAAGTTTCTAAGTTGGTTAAAGGAAAATGTAACAGAGGAGCAATTCAAAGATATTCTAAAAGCAACAGATCAAGATATTAAATTCAATCGTATCAGCTTTGGTAAAAGGACAAGTCCAATCACTTATATAAATATTTGCATAATGTGTGCTTGCGTGATATTGAGGTATCAGCATGGGTAGGATAGAAGCAATTGCATATATTGCAGATAATCAAGCTAAAGCAAAAGGAATTCTAAAAAGAGTTGAAAAATCGAGGATAAAAGTATTACCTTTGGAGAAATTCTGCAGGAAGAGATAGACAAGTATAAAAAAGAAGCTACCAAGGACACCGACCAAAGTAGTCCAAGATAGCAACGTTAAATAATCAATTAAATTATAACACATGATTGGAGGAAATCAAATTGAAGCAATTAAATATAATCGAGGCTATGAAAATGCCTATAGGGACAGAGTTTGAAGTTAACTATGATAATAAAGGTAGAGCAATTAGTAATATGATTTTAAAAGAAAATGACAGCGACAAATATTTAGATTGGATTAATGGACCTCCCCTAAAAGTATTTGATTTTCTATTTAGCAATATAAAATTTATTCCAATTCAAAAGCCAGTAAGCTTTATGGAAGTAGTTAACTCTAATAAACGATGTAAAGTTGAACATGAGTATGTTAAAGAAATAAGGAGATTAAGTGATCTTTGTTTTGTATATAAACTTGAATTTAAAAAGGGTGAATACATGCCATTAAATTATCTCATGTATGCATTGGGTTATCATTGTTCACAAGAAGATATTCAAGAAATAATTAAGAATGGTATTTGGTACCTAGAGGAATAGTTAAAATACAATAAATTAAAGACTATCTAGAAAATGAAGGGAGGATTTCAAGTGTTAGTTAAATGTGGAGCTAAAACATGCGTTAACTATAATGAGGGCATGTGTAAGGCAGAAGCAATAGAAATTAAAAACTTTACCTGGTATTCAGAAGAGCAAAAGGAAGAATTGGATGAAATGAAATGTGATACTTATGAGTATTATTCAGACTGGATGTACAGGAAATAAATTAAGGAGGAAATTTTATGGCAGAAACAATCAAAAATATATATTCAAAAATGTCAGAAGCTAGAGGGAAATTACAAGAGGTCGAGTTTAAAAAGAGTGCTTACAATTCATTTAGCAAATACTATTACTTTGATTTAAGCGACATTTTACCACCAATAATGAAAATATGTGATGAATTTAAGCTGACTCCAATTTTTAATATGACTAAAGAGGTTGCGACTCTAAGAATTACAAACGCTGAAAATACAAAAGAAGAAATATTATGTACAATGCCAGTTGGAATATCACCATTGAAGGGTTGTAATGATATGCAAAGCATAGGTGGAGCACAAACATTTGCTCAAAAATATTTATATTCAAGTGCATTTGGAATATCTGAAACTGATGCAACAGATAAGCAAGATAATGAAGAAGGAGCTCTTGAACCTATCAGTAATGTACAAGTAAAAGTTATTGAAAGTTTATTAAAAGAAACTGGATCAGATAGAATGGCTTTTCTTGCATATGCAAGAGTTAAAGATGTAAAAGAAATAGTTAATAGAGATTTACCTAGTATTATGAATATGCTTGATAAGAAAAAAGAAGAGGTTGAAGCTAAGAAGCATGGAGGAAAAGAGAGTGGAAAATAATAAGATTCAAGAAAATAAAGATAAATTTCTAGTACTTTTAAAAAGTATACAAAGACCTGGAATTGATAAGCTTGTTGACTGGTTAGAAAGTAAAAGTGATTTCTTTACTGCGCCAGCTTCAACAATGTTCCATGGAAATTATGAAGGTGCTCTTTGTGAACACAGCATAAATGTTTATGAATTATTCAGTGAAAAAAATAAAAGATATGATCTTGGTTTAAGCGAAGATTCAGTAAAAATAATGGGATTGCTTCATGATATATGCAAAGTTAATTTTTATAAACTTTCAAGTAGAAACAAGAAAATTGATGGTCAATGGAGAGCAATACCTTGGTATGACGTTGAAGACGAATTCCCTATTGGACATGGTGAAAAGTCAGTAATAATTCTAATGAGTTATATTGGATTAACTAATGAAGAAAAAATGGCTATAAGGTGGCATATGGGGGGATATGAACCAGAATCAAATTATAGAACTTTAAGTGTTGCATGGGATAAATATAAAAGTGGTGCTTGCCTTCATACAGCAGATTTAGAAGCTTCAAATCTATTAGAAATAAAAATTGATTACGAAAAATCTTTTAAACAAACCAAAATGAATATATAGAAGGTGATCAAATGATTAAGGTTAAAGATGTTGCCAAAACAATGACACTTAAAGATTTTCAAAAAAGATTTACTCAAGAAAATCAAGGAATTAAGGACAACCTTACGAGAAAAATTTATTTTTGTATATATGATTTTGGCTTCAAAGTAAGCCAAGAAGATTGTTTGGAAGTAAGAGATTGCAAAGAATGCATGAATGAGGCTATTGAATACTTAAAATTTAGAAATAATTCTAGGGAGAATAAAAAATATGAACAAAGTAGTTTTGATAGGTAGATTAACAAAGGATCCTGAGCTAAGATACACACCAGGAAATGGAGCAGCAGTTACAACAATAACATTAGCAGTAGATAAGTATAATACTAAAACAGGACAAAAAGAAGCTGACTTTGTACCAGTAGTTATATGGGGTAAGCAAGCAGAGAGTACAGCACAATACATGACAAAGGGTAGTCAAATGGCTATAAGTGGTAGGATTCAAACCAGGACCTATGATGCTAATGATGGTAGCAAAAGATATGTAACTGAAGTTGTAGCAACTGAGACTCAATTCTTAAGCAAAGGAAACCAATCAAGTAATGCGAGTAACAGTAATGAATATTCTATGCCAGCAAATGATCCATTTAGTGGTGGGAATTTTGAAGAAGATATAACTCCTGTAGATGATGGAGATATGCCATTTTAGTGAGGTGATTAATTATGCGGAATTTAAAAGAAATAGTTTTTAATTTTCTTAGAAATAATCAAGAGGCATTGCTTTCTAGGGAAAATAATAAGTATGCTAAAAAGTTAGGAATTGCAAAAACCACATATAAAAATTACAAATATGAGTTTATTGCAATGAAAAATAACACTGAGTTAGCAAAAGCCAAGGCTAAGGAGAATAAAGAGAAGCAAGAAACAATTTTTTATAAGGGAAGATTGAGACAAAAGTTTGTTTTTGATACTAGTAAATTGTCAGCATTTTAAAATGTAAGAATAAGAGCATTTAACAACGTTGTTATTTGCACTTATTTTCAATAGATAATCAAGTGAGAAGGTGAAAAGATGGAATATATAAGTGCAAAGGAATTTTTAAAGCAACCTAAGGAAGTTCAAAAGGTATTTATTGATTGGTGGAAATGTGATACAGGAGATTTATTTACATTTGATGGTGTAGACGATAGAGATTTAAATATTTTGCAAACTATAGGTAGCGAAAACCAAGCAACAATGACAAAGGCCAATAAGGACGAAAGCAGAATTCCACTTTTTGTGGAAGGACAGTTAAGGAAATTTATCGAGGATAGAGCAGGAAGTAAACTTGCAATAATAGAGTTTGATTATGATCACTATAATATAGTTCTTAGAAGTAATAACAAGGCTTATATAACAGAAGAATATGACTTACTCCAAGCCCATTGGAAAGTGGCTTTAGAAATAGCAAAAGAGAAGGTGCAAGTATGGAAGGAATAAAGCTTAGGTTTTCAGATACAGAAATTAAAAAGCTATTAAAAGAAAACTTTAAAATTTTATACGATACTCGTGAACAAGTAAATGACCATATATTGTATTGGTTTGATTCTAAGAAAATTCCATATAAGTGTCAGAAGATAGATGAGGGAGATTACACAGCAATTATTACAGCTAGACCTGATATGGGCATTCATAGAGATTTATATTTTAAGGTTGGAGTTGAAAGAAAAAATAGTGTTGATGAATTAGCAAGTAACTTAGCAGAAAAAACAGATACAAGGGATGATATAAGACTTGAAAGAGAACTTATAAGAGCAAAAGCCAAAGGAATAAAAATATTTTTAATAATAGAAGATCCTAATGGATTAGAAAATATTATTAATGGAGATTACAGAAGCCAATATGGGAGCAATGCTTTTGTAGGAAAGCTTACTAGTATACAGGATAAATACATTCAAGATACCATTTTTACATCAAATCTTAAAACAGGATATCACATATATAGAAAACTATATTATGCGGTTAGAAACTATTTAAAGGAAGGCGAGGTTGATTTAGTTGTTGGAGAAGATTGAAAAAGATGAAGCAATAGTAATTTGCAAAAAGGCAATAGATAATTGGGGAACTGCACTTCAAAAGATAGTTGCAATGGAAGAATTGGCAGAGTTAATTTCTGCGCTAAGTTCAGCGTTGAAGAATCAACATAATAATATCGAAGAAGAAGCAGCTGATGTTGAGATAATGTGTATACAGCTTAGGTTAATGTATGGGAATCAAAAAGTTAATGAAGCTCATGAAGAAATTAATGAATTTAGTAATTTTGGACTAATAGAATCAACAATTAAAAGATGTTCGTTACTCCAACAAAGTATATCAAAGTCATTAAGGGATATACAGAATAATTCTATTTATAAAAATATAGCTTTAGTTGAAAATTCATGTAGAGCTATGAGAAAGAAGTTTAATGGAGATGAAATTGAAGAAATTAAGCAAGTAAAGCTAAAAAAACTTAAGGGAGTTGTTTGGTAGTGAGGGATTATCTTAACAGTAGTGAATCTTTACAACTTGTAGCATTTCTTAAAACAATTGAAACATCAAAGGAATTTATAAATGGGAAATTAATGACTAATGAAGAAAAAACGAATCTCAAAAAGGCTATGACTTGGCTAGATAAATCTATTAGCAGTGTAACTACTAGACTTAATGAAAAAGCCAAAAAAGCCTTTGATAAATCAAAAAGTGGAGTATCCTTTTATCTTGGTTCAAACATAGAGATAGAAGTTTATAGGAAAAGAAGATCAGCAGATATTGATGCAGCTTATGAAGAAAATAAGGAATACTTCAAACTCATTGAACTGATTATGCATTACAATTGTCAAAATTGTAAAATGGACTGTCATGAATGTTTATTTTATAGTGAATTTGAAAAAAACTATATCCCAGAATTTACTGGCAAAGAACCAAATTGTAAATATGCCTATAGGACCATTGATCTTAAGGGGAATTCAAAAGAAAAAAAGTAAGAGGTAATTATGAGTGATCAATTATTAATACTTAAAAATAAATACAATCAAACTCTTGATAGAAATAAGAAGGCTGAAGAATATTTTCAAGAACATACGGTTGAGGAATGTCTTAATAAGAAATTTAAAAGTGGTACCGCTTTGGATGTCTTCAATGAAGTCACTAAAGAGTTAAGTAATTTAATAATCCAAATAGAAAGTACCATGGGAAATAAAATGACACATTATGAAAAAATAAATGGTTTTAAACTGTAGGGGGTGAGAAAAGTTTGACTGAATTAGAAGATATAGATTTAAGAGAATGGATTGAAAAGGAGACAGGACAGAAATTCAATAGAGAAAATAAAATTTGTTGCCCATTTCATAATGAAAAAACGCCTTCATTTGGGATCAAGTTTTATCCAGATGATAATAAATGGAGATATAAGTGTTTTGGAGGCTGTGATGCTCATGGTGATGTTATTGATTTTATACAAAAATATAAGAATCTTGATTATAAGAAAGCCAGAGAATATCTAGGTGTGGCAGTTGAAAAAACTCCAAGAGAATTACAATTTGAAAAAATATTAAAGCGTATAGATTGGGATGTAATAAACACAGAATTCAAACAAGGATACAAGCTTTTAGGATTATTTGAGTTTGTAAATGGACACAATGAAGTAATTTATTACAAAGCAAAGTTTTTAAAGCCAGATGGCAAAAAAGCAGCTTCATATTATCGCTTTGAAGGTGACAAAATTATAAACAAAAGAGAAGGTATTGAAGAAGTTCCTTACAATTTATATAACGTCCTTATAGGCCTAGCAGATAAAGTAATAATTGTTGTTGAGGGCGAAAAAGATGCCAACAATATAAATGCTCTTTTAAGAGGCACAAATTACGTAGCTACATCTATAAAGGGATGTACAAATTTAGATATATTAAAAAATGGATTCAAGCCGAGAATTTATGCTTTAGGAGATACAGGTGTGGCTGGAGAAAAATATAAATGGCATGTCCATAAAGAATTTTTTAGTATTGCTACAGAATTTAAATTTGTAAATCTTCCAGGAATTAAATCTTTAGGTGACAACAAAGATGTTACCGATTGGTTAAATTCAGGGCATTCAAAACAAGATTTATTAAATGCCTTTAAGAGAAGTTTAGATTTAAAAAATGAAAATGAATTACAACAGGACCCTATTGGTGTGTATAAGATTATTTATGATAAAAAAGCCAAGGAAGATAAAAGAATAAATTTGACCGATTTCATGTTATTAGAAGCTGATAAGGTGTTAAATGTGGACGATGATATGGAATTTATAAGATTAAAGCTTAAATCTCGGAACGATGGAAAGATTTATGAAAAGGTAAAAGAGAGCACAGTATTTAATGATCTTAGAACATTTAGAAATATGTTAGGTATGGATTTAAGTTTTGATGGGAATATGAATGATTTAGTTAAGTTCAAAATGTGGATTACACAATATTTTGCAATAGAAACTAAAGAAGTATATACAGGCACTAAATTTATAATGAAGAATGATAAATTAACCTTTATATGCGCAGATGGTTCAATAAGTGAAAATAAAACCGATTTTAGCATTACAGCAGATGAAACTAATGTTTTCGTTGTTAGTAAGGAAAAATTGAAAACTGATGAATTATTAGAAATAAAAAACAATATTTTTAAATTCACAAGTACTGAGAAAAGCATTAGTATCATTGGCACTACAATAAATAATTTGGCAGTCTATCAAAATATATCACTCAATTTGAATTTACATCATCTTCTCATGGTGGGCGAAGCAGAAACAGGTAAGTCCACTATATTAGAAAAAATTATAGCACCAATTCTCAATTATCCAATAAAAGGAGATAAAAACGAAAAGTTTTCATTTACAACAGCAAAGCAATTTAGTCTACCTAAAAGTTTATCTATGGGAAATTATCCATTGTTATGCGATGAATTTGCACCAACAACATGGAACCCTAATAAAATCGCTGATATGGTTAATCCCTTGAAAGATGCTTATGATAGAGCTCCAATGATAAGAGGGGACAAGAATTTTAAACTTAAAAAATTTGTATCACTGAGACCAATCATAATCGCTGGTGAGGAAAATTATCCTGGTCAGAGCAAAGCTTTAATAACTCGTAGTTGTATTGTATATTTATCCAAATATGAACGAACTGAAAAAAGTACAGAATCTACATTTTGGCTAATAAACCATCAGGATTTACTTAATAGATTAGGTCGGTCATTAATAGAAGAAGTTTTAAATATTTCAGTAGAACAATATGACAATATGAGAAAAGAATTAATGCCCAAATTCACTGAATTAAATGATAGATCACTTCAAACATCTTTAAATATTGCTTGTGGAATTGAGATATTTAATATTCTACTGGAAAGACATGGACTTAATAAAATCACTAACTATGAAAAATACATTGTAAATAATATCAAAGAAGAAGTTCTTGACGGTGGAGAAGAGGCAAAATCAATAGTAGAACAAATGCTGCTTTTATATAACGATATGGTTGAAGATGGCCGGGCAATGTTTACTGATTATGTTATCCAAGAGCGTGGAGACGGATTATTTATTAAGACATCAGAAATGCTTAATCAATTAAGAGTACATGTTAAAAATACCAATACTCAAATAAATATTCTATCGGATAAGGATTTTAAGAAGCAAGCAACTAAGGCTGGTTATATAAAAGAAAAAACAGCAAAGCAAATAAGACTTAAAAATGGAGTTACCACTCCTAATGGTAAAAATATGATTTGGTATGATCAATATAATTTAGAGAAAGTGAGAAAGCTTAAAGCATTTGCTATATGTTCAAGTGGAGAATTAGAGCAGGTAGAAATGCCAAAAGAAGAAAATAAAGTTATAGATAATGTGTTCCAAGGGGCTAAATAGCTCCTACGGAATGTGTAGAGGTGATTAATTTGAAATGCTCAGAATGCAAACAAGAAATACAGTGTGATTTATGTGGAAAAACAATTTTTTGTAAAAATAAAATAATAATGAAAAATGAAATGACTAAGGCAGAAATAAGTATATGTCAAGAATGCAATGATGAATGTTTTACAGAAAAGTAATGCTTAAGCTGTAAATATTATGTAGCAGTAAATGAAAATAATGTTCTTTGAAAATCGAATAATGCGGCTCTTGAAAAATATGTTATAATTATATTTAATATACCAATATGGTAATTATTTTGCAATTAAAGAAGGAGAGAAAGCTTTGAGTAATTTAAAACATACGAAAATAGGAAGATTATCATTTATTTTGGCATTAATCTTATTAATATATTTTATAATTATAATTATGTCAGATATTATGAATCCTATTTCTTTTTCGTCAGAAAAAACTTCACAAATTTCAAATGCTTCAAATATTTCAAAAGCAATAGAAACACAAAGAGAGATGCTAATAATTAGTGTTATTTCTATTATTAGTTTTATATTAGGAATCATTGCAAGAATTCAAAAAAAGGAGTCAAAAAAAATATTGCCAACTATAGCCATTATTATAAGTGGATTGTTTTTAATTCCAGTTATAAATGGATTAATTAAATTTATATTCATGTAATTAAGTATGCAGTCAGTTATGTAAAAAAATTATTATTTTAGGTACCGCATTATTCAAAGAATAAATTTGCGGTATTTTTTTATTGTACAAGTACTACGCAATACATGAACAGGGGTTCATGTAATAAAAAAAAGCCCCTATAAAGGGGCTAATAACAAATGGAGAATAATCCAGGGGGACAATAAAAATGAATTATTATCACATAAATATTATCCCAAGTTTTTTGAATAATATTCAAATTGTAGAAAGGGTGAAATTATGACAAGTAATGAAATGGCTAAAAAATTAGGATATGAGTTAAAAGAAAGCGAATATCCATATAAAAAAGCGGTTTATAAACAAGGTGTTAAAATAGGAGATTTTAGTGTATATGAGTTTAATGATTATTTAAAGGAACAGGGAGAATTTAATACTACAATCGAAGGGATGAAGTAACTATGAAAACATGGACAAAAACAATATTTGAAAAAGAATATACAAGTAAAACTTCAAAAATGGATAGACAAATAATAACTTACATTAAAATACAAGTTCATTTTGATTTCAAGGAAGGGTTAAGGTACTCAGTTTCAGTACCTAATTGCTCATTTTGTAAAAGAAAATTAAAAGATGCGTTGATAAGAGCGTTAGAACATGAAAGTATAGGTATGCAGAAATATAATTGTTTAAAAGAAATTTGTACAAGTAAAAGATTATGGAATCAGATTTAATACACAATACTAAAATTTAACAACTTAAAATATGATCTTTGAAAATTGAATAATGTGGCTTAGAAATTTATGTTATAATAAGAAGTAAATGTTATTAAGATGTAAAGGGGATGGAGTGTTGGTATCAATAGCAATATTAATAAATTTAATTCCTTTAGCAATATTATGGGGATTAGGGGTTTATGCATTAATCTTACTTATAAAAGCGTTAAAGATTTATATTAATAAAAATTCTTAATAGTATCATAAATAATACTTTAAAATTAAAAACATATATAATATATGCCGCATTATTCAGAAAATGAATTTGCGGTATTTTTATATTTAAGTACTGCGTAATTCTAAAAATTTGGCAAAAAGAGTATAAGTCTAACGCCTATACTCCTCTAGTTATTAATAAGAATGACGATGGCGCGATAATAATTCTAATGCAGCTATATTAGCGAACGGAAAAAATCTACGTCTAAAACGCCTGAATCTTCTTCGTGGACGACGATGAAATCCGACATTCCCATACTGTCTTTTTTCATCATAATTATATTCATTATCATTATCATTATCATCTAGATCCATTGCATCCTCACCAACCAACATTACAATGCGGTCTTGATCTGCATTTTCAATAATTCCATCAAATATGCTTCCATCTGACATTATTAAAGAAACATTGCAGTATAAGTATTTTTGACATTTGCTTTGCAAGTTTCGCATGTTATTGCTATAGTTAATTTCATCTAATTCCATTTTGTGTCATCTCCTTTTGAATATATGATATTCATCTTTGAGGAAAATCGTGTTATATAACATGGATAAATTTTTATAAAATAAAATCTGAGATTTTTTGCGATTGCATAATTCTAAGGTCGGACATAAAAAAGCCCCAATAAAGGGGCCACAAGGAAAGAAAAATTTTTAATCATGAGTACATTCTTATTATGTGAAATTTAAGAAATAAATATTCAAGTTGTAAAGTGGAGGTAAATAAATGAGTAGAGAAATTAAATTTAGAGTTTATGATAAATGGACAAAGCAAATATTGCCAGTATTAAGCATTGATTGTAAAGAAACTTTTTCAAGTGAAAGAGGCGATAATGTATTAATGCAATATACAGGCTTAAAAGACAAGAATGGAAAAGAAATTTATGAGGGAGATATTATAGATGCTAGCTATATAAATCCTATGAATAAAGAAGTAGTTAAAAAACATTATTTAATAGAATATGGCGAAGGTCAATACAAAGCAAAATTAATAGGTTCAAGCCCTTATGGAGATACATGGATTAATTTTATAAATGAAAAAGGAACCGTTATAGCAAATATCTATGAAAATCCAGAGTTGCTAGAAAGTGAGGAACAACAATGAATATAGGATTGATGATTGCAACAGAAAGAACTAAAAATAATTTATCTACAAGAAAATTAGCAGAAACAGTTGGATGTAGTTCAAGAGCTATTGAGTATTGGGAAAGTGGTAAAAGAAAAATAAGTCTAGAGAATGCGGATAAGATTTTTAAAGCATTAGGGAAAACACTTACTATTGGTGTTAAAAATAACGAACAATAGTGCGTAATTCTTGTAACGGATGAAAAATAAAACTATAGAAAGGGAAGATTAAAATGAGCAACCTGAATGAAGAAGCCAGTATAAGATTATTAGGAAAAATAACATTGTTATTACCAGTATTAGAACAAAATTTTTCAATGCAGCTTGAAGTAAAAAAAATTATAGATGAAACTCTATATGATTATGAAGTCCAAAGCAAATGTACTGACCTAGTTGCATCAGATATAGGAGAAAAAGCATCAATATATTTAGCATGTAAGAAGTTAGAAGGGTTAAGCCAAAAGACATTGGATAATTATAGATTGTTTTTAATAAAGCTAGATCAATTTTTTACAAAGCCATGTTCAACAATAAGCACTATGGATTTAAGGATGTTCTTAGCTCTAATGGGAAAAGGTAAACAGGCAAGTACAATAAATGGATATATAACAGCTTTGAAGGGCTTTTTCGGATGGTTGCAAAACGAAGAATATATAATTAAGAATTCAGCTGCCAAGTTAAAACAGACTAAGGTGCCAAGAGTAATTTTACAGGGATACAAAGCTGAAAACCTTGAAAAGTTAAGAGAAGCATGCAAAACTGAAAAAGAAAAGTGCTTATTTGAATTACTTGATAGTACTGCCTGTAGAATATCAGAACTAGATAACATTAAATTAGATGATATCAATTGGCAGGAACAGAGCATAAAGGTTTTAGGAAAAGGTAGTAAGGAAAGAATAGCTTATTTTTCGACAAAAGCTAAGATTCATTTAAAAGCTTATATAGGAGATAGAATAAGTGGATATTTATTTTTATCAGATAGAGGTGAACATAAACATATCAAAGTCAGAGCCTTACAATTAATTATAAGTAAAATAAAAGATAGAGCAGGCATTGATGAAAGAGTACATTGCCATAAATTTAGGCGTACTCAAGCAACACGATTGCTAAATCAAGGAATGCGAATTGAAGGAGTTCAGGGGATATTGGGACATACTACTCCTACAACGACTCAGATTTATGCACAGTTAAGTCAGGAGAATTTGAAGAATGAATATAGAAGATTAGTCGTATAGAAATTTTAATAGATAAAAAATGGAATGTAACTAATATAGAAATTATATGTGACATTTTATGTTACACAAGAATGGCTTAAATACAAGGTTTAAAGCATATGTCACAAAAAGTAAGAATTTGGATGTTACACGTCAAAACTGCATAACCGCGGGAGTTTGCGCCCCTTTATATATATAATGTAATATAAAATATAATATATATATTATATATATAGATAAATAAATACATATATATGCGTGCAATCTCAAAAAAGTATGTTACTTTGTTACAAAGTACATCAAAGTAAGTTATATCAACGGTTTTCGTGTAACAAGTACAGTGTTACAAAGATGTTATTTTTGTGACATATAACTAAAAATGAGGTGATTTTAATGAATTGTGATTTTAAAAAAGGTTTTGAAGATAGAATTAAAGATATAGATAAGCAGATTAGTGAAGCTGCTCAAAATAAAAAATGGGTTGAAGTTGCTAAACTTGAAGCTAAAAAAGTAGAACTACAAGAAAAGATTGAGAGGTAATACTATGGAAGATAAAGATTTATATAAGAAAACTGATGGAGTTCTTTTTAACTATAAGACTATTAAAGCTGAAATATTCAATTTAGATCTAGAAATTGAAGAGCTCAAAGAAGAGTATGCTGGAGTATCTGGTATTAGTTATGAAGAAAGAACCGGTAAAACTAATGCATTTAGTAGTGCTGTTGAGAATGAAGTTATGAAAAAGGAAAAGGAGATAAACAGGTTGCTAAGAGAAAAGAAAAGCAAAGAAAGATTACTCAGCAAAATAGATAATGCATTAGAATGTTTGGAAGATGAGGAAAAAGAGATTATTAAACTCAGGTGTTTTGAAAGAAAATCGTGGAATAGAGTGGGGATGATAACTCATAGAGATGGAGATTATTGTGGTAAAATTAAAAGAGCTGCAGTAAACAAATTATCAGAACTAGTTTGGATAAGAAAAAAGTATACTTAAAATACAAGTAAATTATACGGAAAATATACGTGTTTTTTACATGTAATCTACTGTTAACACCTGTTATTATGGTATTGTAGAAAGAATCAATTAAGAGTTCTTTCAAAATACAAAAGATAAGTCTGACCTCCTTTTTATTAAATACGATACCTTTTAAAGTTGAAGTCTTAAGTTTATACTTGAGAGATTTATGTAGACTTTAAGAGGTATCTTTTTAAATGCATTTATTAGCTTAATAGAGAGGTTTTAAAAGTAAATGATTTGGTACTCGATTAATGAAATAAAATCAAAATACGAGGGCAATGGATATGTAAAAACAATTAATTTTAATATGAAATACATATGAATAAAACTGTAAATATGTAAGTAATGAAATGAGGTGAATTTTATGATAATATCTGATAAACATATACAATCAATTAATTTAATGTTAATAGGAAACCTTACAAATGCTAATATTGCTAAAACTGTAGGAGTATCAGAAAAGACTATTTATAATTGGTTGGATAATAAAGATTTTAAGGCTGAGCTTCAGAAACGTACAGATGAATTTAATTCCCAGCAGACTGAGGAAGGCAGAAGGCAAATACTAGGGTTAATGCCTTTAGCTATTAGTAATTTAGCTGAGATAATGGCCGATAAGAGCAATCCTAAGTTCTTTGAAACTAATAAGTATATTATTGACCGTAATTTAGGCAACACAACAACTAAGATAGAACAGGCTAACACTGACTCTACTGGTAAGAATACCAATGTCGATATAGATCAGCTGGTGAATGAGATAAAAGAAGATAATAATGTAATAGATATTTCCCAAGTTAAATAATTAGTAAAGGCTGATATTTATTAAGTTATTGCGTTAAATCTCGATTTCCCGAAATAATTGTATAAACTGAAATTATAAAGAATGGCTTAGATACTTGGGTTACAAAGAATTGAATGTTTTTGCATAACGAAATGTATAAAATATATGAATAATTAATGCATAAATCAAAGAATATACATTAATAATTGTATAAACATTATTATTTATTTCCCGTTATTTATTTGATTTTCTATTGCTATTATACCATATGTTGGTAGGGTAAGGGGAGGGCGTACCTTCTAAATTCCCAAATTGAAAAAGTCTATCACCAAGGTCTATAAAATTTTGCTATATTTTCAAAACTCAATAAAGAAACATCTTATTTAAGATAGGATTGAAATTAATGAATTTCAACCTGTCTTTTTTTATTGCCTTAAATTAATAGAAAGGATAGGTTGAAGATGGAAGCTTGGAAAGAGATTAAAGGTTTTGAAGGCATGTATAGTATATCTAACTTAGGAAACGTATTTAGCGTAAAATCAAATAAGCTATTAAGCGTTAGAGAGTCTAAAGAAGGATATCTTCGAGTTAATTTAAACAATCAAGGTAAAAGATATACTTTTACAGTTCATAGATTGGTATTAGAATCATTTGATCCTATTGTGAATATGGATGAGTTTCAAGTTAACCATATTAATGAAATTAAATGCGATAATAGATTGTCAAATCTAGAATGGGCTACACCTAAAGAAAATATAAATCATGGAAAACATAACAATAAGATAAGAAATTATAGGAGTAATAATTCTGGAAACTGTAAAAAGAAAGTTATATGTACTACGACTGGAAAGCCTTTCAACTCAATCAGTGAAGCTGCAAGGTATTATGGAATAAAGGCAAAATCTAATATAACATATTGTGCCAAGGGTTTAGCTCAATATTGTGGAATTCTTGAGGATGGAAGAAAACTCGAATGGATGTATATTTGATAAAAATTATGAAGCTTATTTGTAATATTTAAAAGGAATATGCCAACTTTTGTATAATTAATTATATGAAAGAGGTGGGAGTTTAATGGCGAAAAAGAAATTACAAATATTTATATCATCAACATATACAGATTTAATAGAGGAACGGCAAGCAGCTGTAGAAGCAATTCTTGGATCCAAACATATAACTGCAGGTATGGAATTGTTTAGAGCCGGAAATTCATCACAATTAAAAGCAATAAAAAAATGGATAGATGAATCAGACTTGTATATGTTAATTTTGGGTGGAAGATATGGAAGTATAGAGCCTGAGTCAGGAAAAAGTTATACTCAAATTGAATATGAATATGCCATAGAAAAAGATATACCTGTATTTGCAGTCATATTAAATGAATCGTTCTTGCATCAAAAGGCTGCCCTTAAAGCATATGATGTTTTTGAAAAAGATAATAAAGATAAATATGAAGAATTTAAAAAACTTGTAGAAACTAAAATAATAAAATATGTAGATGATTGCAAAGATATACAAATAGTAATAAAGGATTCAATCTCTGAATTGGATGAAGAATACGAATTAATTGGTTGGATTAGAAGCAATGAAGGTGATACAGGTCAACTTTTACAGCAATTGAATGAAACAAGGTTGGAATGTGATAAGTTAAGGGATGAATTAAAAGAATGTAAAAGTAATATAGCCAATATCAAAGTTGTTGAAATATTTGCATCAGGAGAAGAAAAAACTACATTGAGGTATACAGATATGCACACATTTAATAAATTTTCAACTATTGAATTGACATGGAATGAGATATTTATCATATTTGGAAAGATAATATATAAAGATGGCAGTATAACAAACACTGAAATAAAGTTTGAATTAGAAAGTGCAATAGCAAATAGATATGGTGATTATAGTGCATCAGTTTATGATGATGATGTTATAAAGGTACAAATTCAATTAGAAAAATTATGTCTCATTAAGCGAGTAAATAATAGTAACTTTGCATTTACAGAGTCAGGCAGGGAAGAATTTATTAATCAATTTGTTGAGAAAAAGAAATAAAGAATATAATTAGTTAAGAGAACTCTAGAAATAGGGTTCTTTTATTATGCTCAAAAGGAGGATTAGCATGATATACTTTGACAATTTAAAATTTCATACACAACTTAAATATGAGGTATATCTGTTAGGAAAGTACCTTACTAAACATTATGATTCTGAGACTGCCGATAGGGTATTAAAAGCTAATAGTAGCGATTTGGACAATCTTGCTAAAGCTCTAGGTGCAAAGGATATTGAATTTTTCTGTCTTTACTTCATGAGTGATACTTTTGTTGTTAAAGATTTAAATAAAGATGGTTCCATTCCAGAAGATCATAAACCTAATGTGGCTAGACAACTTTCTGAAGGACATTATGAATTGTGGAGCATTGCAAATGATGTTTTTGTAATTGATAAAAGGGATAAAACGGTTATTATTGAACCAAGAGGATATGCGAAAACAACTATCTTTGATATGTCTGTTTGTGTATATCTACATTGTTACGAAAAATCTATATTTACTTTACTTGGTGCAAAAACTGATGGAGATGCGACTCAATTTCTTGATTCAATAAAAAAAGTATTTAATGAAAACCAAAAAATAATTAAATGTTTCGGAAAGTTAATTGATGCTAAAGCAATTAAGGTAAATGGTGAGAGATATACTATCAATGCTAATGAAGTTGAATTTACTAATTGCACGTATATTAGAACAGTTGGTTCTGGGACATCTGTCCGTGGTGCGAACTGGGGAGGAATAAGACCAACAGTTGTTATTGCTGATGATTTTCAATCAAAGGATAATATTCTTACTGAAGCAGCAAGAGAGAAACAGTACAATAAATGGACTACAGAGGTTGAAGAGGTTGGAGATAAAGCGGTATACAGAAATGGCAGGAAGATAAAAGCAGCTACAAAGATTATTGCAATTGGAACAGTATTGCATATTGATTGCCTTATGAGTAAATTGGCTAGAAACAATGACTATTTTACCGTTTTAAGACGTGCAATTGTTCTAAAGGATGATGAAACAGTTGAAGATATCTTTGAAAGTGACTTATGGTTGCAATGTCACGACATTTATTTTGATGAAAAACTTAATGAAGATGAAAGAAAAGAAAAAGCGAAGCAATTCTATGATGACCATAAGGAAGAAATGCAATTTGAAACCTGGTGGCCTGAAAAATGGGATTGCTTTAATGATTTAGCAATAAAATATTGGGAAAATAGGGCTGCATTTATGTCAGAGTTTATGAATGATGCAAGTTCTATAGGAGAAAAGTGGTTTAAATCTGTTGCCACTAGAACTAAAGAGGAAATTGAGGACCATGTATTTACCAAAACTATGCTTTGCATAGATCCTGCCAGTACTACTAGTAAAAAATCTGACTTTACTGCAATGGCAGTTGGTTCAAAAGCAACAAACGATTTTACATATATAAGGGATTTACTTATGAAAAAGTTAGGATATGAACAATATTGTAAAAAGGCTGTGGAAATGTTAGAGAGAAATCCCGACGTCACCCATATAAACATTGAACGAAATACATTTCAAGGGGCCGACGTTGTTAGAATAAAAGAATTAATTGCAGAAAGTCCAATTCTTAAGGGTAAAAAATATGAGTGGATTAATGAAATGCAGAAAAAGAATAAGGATGAAAAAATAAGTACTGTTGTAGATCCAGTCAACAATGGTCAGATAATTGTGTGTTCTGATTGTGAGGATAGCAAAGAAGCAGTTAATCAAATATTAGATTTCCAAGGTCAGTTATATACAACTCATGATGATATGATTGACTGTATTTCAGAATTAGAGAATAAAATTAAGACTATAGAAGTTGTTCAATTTGCAACAATTATGGATAGAAGAAAATTAGGTTTATAGAAAGGATGTGAGGATTTGATAGACGTAGAATTATTAAAAGCAGCTTATGACTATTTTCAAATCAAAAAGCCGTTTTATGATGAAATGTATTATTACTACAAAGGACATTCAAAAGCTTTAGAAGATTATTTCATGATAGATGATAATAATAGAAGTAATCGAACAATAAGGGTTAATTTTGTTAAGAAATTTATTAAAGAAGAAGTGAGTTATTCTATAGGAAATGAAATTAATTATATTTCTAAGTCTCAAAATGAAAATATCATAGCAGATATTGATTTTTATTTAGGACATTGGAGTGAGCAGCATGATGCAAAATTAATGAACAGGATGCTTACATATGGATTGGCATATGAACTTTATTATATTGATGATGATGCACAATTCTGTTCCAAAATAGTAACGCCACGTGAAGGTTATGCTTTTGTGGATTCCTTGGGGAATATTCGATTTTTCATGCATGTCTACCATAAGAAATTTGATTCTAAACTTTATATAGATGTTTATGATGAGAGTACTATTTATCATTATATTGGCAATTTTGATAACTTGGAAAGTACAGAAGAACATTTTTTTCAAGGTGAAGTTCCTATATCTATTGCTCAGGTTAGTGATGAAAAAGAACATGACACTATATTTAATGATATTAGAGGATTACAGGATGCTTATGAAACAAATTTATCTGATATTTCAAATGAAATTAGTGATTTTAGGAATGCTTATTTAAGTATATTCGGATTTCAAATCAAGGAAGAAGATATTGATAAAATGAAGGAACAGGGAATGATCCAGGTTGCTTCTGATAAAGGTAGGGCTGAATGGATAATTAAAAATATCAATGATAGTTTTATTCAAAATACGCTTACTACTTTAGAGGATAAAATGTACCAAATATCATCACATATAAATCATAATGAAAAGATGCAAAGTAATCTTTCTGGAATTGCTTTAAGAAGTAGGCTGATTTCACTTGAAGAAAAATGTAAGCTTAATACTAAGGCTTTTGCAGATGCTGTTAAATGTAGATTAAAATTCTTATTTTCATACTTAAATCTTAGACAAAATAAGACTTATGATTATAGAGATATAAAACTTAAATTTACACCAAATGTTCCACAAGATGATGTTAGTGCAGCTCAAATTATTAATCAGTTAGGAGAAAAGCTTCCATTGGAAACATCATTGTCATTATTAAGTTTTATTGATAATCCTCAGCTTACAGCAAAAAAAGCTAAAGAAGAGCACCAAGAGACATTTCCGAAGACAAGCCTGGATAAGGAAGTAAATAAGGATGGATAAGAATAAGCTTACTAAAGAACAGAATTTCTTTAATGATAAAACCTTAGAATTTGCTAAAGAGCTTTATGATAAGAATGAAGAGAAATTAAAAGAAGCCTATAAGGGCCAAATAAAAAACAGGGATGGTTTATTAAGCAAAATTGCAAAGATATTATTATCTTATAATATTACTGATAATATTTTAAATATAAATGCAGCAGATAAGAAAAAGCTATATTCAGAATTAAGTGATTTAATTGTAGCTAATATTAAGTCAGAACTTAATTTTGAAACTAGTTTAACTAAAGGTATATTAACTGGTGTAGGTAAGGAAAAATTTAATGCTAATAATTATATTTATAGCTTGGGAGCTGATTTTAATTTAACTCAACTATCAGATGAAGCTTTGGAAAAAATAATAAATACAAAAGTGGATAATAAGCTGTGGTCTGATAGGCTTTATGATAATAAGAATGAAATATGCCAAACATTGCAAACAGAAGTTGAAAAATTTCTTAAGGGTGAAACTAATGTAAATCAAATTGAGCAGAAAATCATTGAAAAATATGATACAAATGCCCATGAAACTAAAAGGCTAGTACAAGATAATATCTGCAGGGTACAGGAAGGTGCTAATGATGAATGGCAACATGAACATGGTATAAAGAAAGTTATGTATATGGCTACTTTGGATGGAAAAGTTTGTTCAAGGTGTGCTCAATATGATTCCCAAACGTTTGATATAGATAAAAAGCCTGTACAAATCCCCCAACATCCATTTTGTAGGTGTGTATATATTTCCTTGGTTTCAAACTGGCATCCAAGAGTGCGACTTGATAATGAGACTAAACAAAATATTAATTGGCAAAGTTATCAAGAGTGGAAAAAGAATTATATTGATAATAATCCAGAAAGACTTGCTAATCATAAGATGATTAAAAATAAATCATAAGATAAAAGAATATATGAAAAATATAAAGATATTTTAGGAAAAGAAATACCTAAAACATTGGAAGATTTCCAAAAATTGAAGTATAATAATAGCAATGAATGATCGATTATGAAAGACTATTATAAAGCTAGAAGACTTGATAAAGTAGCAGAAATAAGTAAAAAATATATAGGAGAGACATAAACAGTATCAATTAATCCTAATACAGGGAACCTGATACAAAGTAATCCAACTGACAAAGATAAAGTAAGGAGGTTAAGAAATGTATAAAATATCTTTGAATAAAAATTTATTTGATTATTTAATAAAAAATCTAAATGATGAAAAAATAAAAGAGGCACTTAGCAAAAAAGATGAAGAGAATGGAAATATACATTGTGAAATAGATGTAGATACTAAAATTGACCTGCTAGATTATATCGAGGACCTGCAATTAGAAATAGGTTTTGATAATGAAGATTATTTAAATGAAGATGGTAAAATAATTCAAGAAATATATGATCAGATTTATAAACAAACTAATAAGTAGCACTTACAAATGTAGGTGCTTTTATTATGTCTAGAATTAGGAATGAGGGATATCATGCATCTTTGCCACCACGTTGACCAACTTCTTTGTAGATTGTCTGTTCCATGTTTAATTAAATTACTTATGTGTTAAAATGCTCCTTTCTTAGTATTTAAACTATGAAAGCTGATAATAATATTTTAGAGCATATTGAAAAAACAAGTGGTATTATGGGAAATTTTGAAAGGTTAGGTGATCAACATATCTCGCAAGCCAGCGTTAAGGCTTTTTATTTTGCCCTTAGCATGGCACTAAACGGCTAGAAAAAATAAGAATTAACTATACAGGGTTAGTAATAAAACTGGATAGGGAAGGAGCTTAGTAATGAAAAAAAATGAGATTATAGAATTTTTAAAAGACTTGGCAGATGATGCAGACATAGATGAAACTGTAAAGGGGAATGAAACATTAAGTAAGTTATTTGAGAAGGGTTTATCTATAGATGATGTTAAAAACTTTTTAGATAGCAATGAGGATGGTAAAAAGTATCTGCAATCCTATGGAGATGGCAGAGTAACAAAAGGTATTGAAACTTTTAAGGAAAAAAATCTATCTAAGTTAGTAGATGATGAAATTAAAAAGAGGTATCCAGAAAAGGATCCAAAGGAATTAGCTCTTGAAAACCTTCAAAAGGAACTTGAAAATATGAAAGCTGAAAGTGCAAAAAAAGATTTAAAAGCAAAAGCTGTTCAAATTGCGAATGAGAAGAAGGTTCCATTAAATTTAGTCGATTATTTCTTAGGTCAGGATGAAGAAGCAACAACTAAGAACTTTGATACGTTTAATGATGTTTTCAACAATTCTCTTTCAGTAGCGATTGAAGAAAAAATCAAAGGTGGATATAAGCCACCAACACAAACTGTGGATCCAGTAGACGAAAGTAAAATGACAGATGCTGAATGGTTTGCAGCACAAGAACAAAAAAATACACAAAACTAAGGAGTGAATTAAAATTATGGCAAATAAATTTTTAACAGTACAAGAAATTGCAAGACAAGCTTTATTAAGGCTTCAATCCAATATGGTTATGGCAGGATTAGTCTACACAGATTATTCAAGTGAGTTTAAGGAAAAAGGCGATACAATTCAAATTAGAAAACCAGCTACATTTATAGCTGATGAATTTGGTGAAACTATTAATCTTCAAGATGTAGGTGAAAAATATGTATTAGTAAAATTAGATAAGATTGCAGACGTATCAGTTGAAGTTGGTTCTAAAGAATTAACATTAAACATTGATGATTTTGGCTCTCAAATCTTAGATGGTGCTACACTTGCTATCGCAGAAAAAATTGATCAAGACTTATGTGGATTATACGCAGATATTCCTTACTATAGCGGAGCCGGAGGAACAACACCTTCAAAATTAGATGATATTTCTGCAACCATGCTAGTGTTAAATAATAATAGAGTACCTATGGCTAACAGAAATGTTGTGTGGGACCCTTATGCTCAGGCAAAATTAGTAACAATAGATTCAATTTCAAGAGCAGATGCATCAGGTTCAACAGCAGCTTTAAGAGAAGCTTCTATGGGTAGAATTTTAGGTTTTGATAACTATATGGATCAAAATATTAAAAAGCAAGTAGCTGGAGCCTTTACATCATTAACAGATGTTACCGGAGCTGGTGCGAAAGATGCAACTATTATTACATTAACAAGCGCTGCTAAAGTATCAACTGGAGATATAAAGAAAGGTGATGTATTTACAATAGCAGGGCAACAATTTGTTGCAACAGCAGATGCAACAGCAGCCGCTGGGGTTGCTTCAGTTAATATATACCCAGCAATTAAAGCTGATATTAGTAATCAAGCAGTAAACTTTGGTAAAACACATGTAGCATCATTAGCTTTCCATAAGAATGCATTTGCATTAGTTACAAGACCATTAGAACCTCCAATGGGTGGAGCAACATCTTATGTAGCAACAGCGCCAAATGGAATGAGTTTAAGGGTTACTATGGGGTATGATATGAATACAAAGAAAAATACAATATCTATTGATTGTTTATATGGAGTTAAATCTATCTATCCTGAACTAGCAGCAAGAGTATTAGGTTAATAAGTTGAGGATTAAACCTCAACATTACCTAAAGTAAGGAGTGTTATATTTTGAAGTGCAAACATTGTGGAATTAAAATAGATAATCCTATGATTTTTCATATACATGAAAATAGATGTTTAGAAGATCAAAGGGCAAATGGTTTTATTAAAGATAATAAAGAGAATGATATAGATTACAACTCAATGACAGTTGAACAGCTTAAAGTTATATGCAAAGATAAAGGATTAGAAGGATATAGTAATTTTAATAAAGATGAGCTAATAGCATTTATGAAAGAAAAAATTCAACTGTAAATATATATTAAGCTAGTGTATTTGAGGAGGTGCAACATGGACCTTACAATTGAGCAAAAGAAAGCAATAGTGATAATAAGGAATTATTTAAATGTAGATGGTGATGAAAAATTCACCGATGAATATATTTTAAATAATTTTGAATGTGCAATTGTTGAATTAATAGAAAGTGCAGCAGATTTTAAGAAAACTCAAAAATCTGCTGGTGGAAAAGGTGTATATTCTGCAAGCCAAGGACAACGTTCAGTAACATTGAAAGGTAATGTTGGTCCATGGACTATAACTGATGATATTAAAAGTTTACTTCCATTACCTTATGCAAAAATAAGGGGGTAATATGTTTTACAATAAAGAAATACAAATATATATCTATGGTGATAAAAAAGACGATCATGGGATAACAAGGACAGGTTACAGTCCATTAGCAACAGATGAACCTATAATGGTTGACATGCAGCCATATTCTACTGAAAAAGCTAAGAAGGATTATGGCTATGATATTGAGTGTACTAGAAAAATGTTTTGTGATATCATTCCTCAAATTACTGAAGATTGCCGTATAAAATACAATGAAAAATTTTATAAAATTACTGCTATTCCATGGGATGATGATTATCTGGAGGCTTTATTGAATGAAACTAAAGATGTTGAAGTTATTGAAAATGAGGTGATCAGCAATGGATAGTACTTTTGGATTTAAAGAGTTTATAAATAAAATTAATGAATCACAAGAAAAATTTAATAATGCTGTAGATGAAACATTATTTGAAGGAGCACTTGAAGGTATCGGAGAAATTCAAAGTAGAACATCAGTTAAAACTGGAAATTTAAGAAGATCTGCTACTAGTGGAGAAATTGAGATCCAAGGAAAAATTCATTCTATTGAGGTTGGATATAATCTTAATCAAGCACCATATGCTGATGCATATGAAAATGGTCATAAACAGGAAAAAGGAAGATATGTTCCTGCTATTGGAAAGAAACTTGTGAAAGAATATGTACCTGGAAGGCATGTTGTAAGAGATTCTTTGACAATTATTAGAGCAGAGTTACCAAATAAATTAAGGCAGAAGTTGAGTGATATTAAATGATAAAATATGTGGATTTGTTATATAGCATTACTAAGAAACTGAGGGATAATTATCCCAACGCATCAATTAAAATAGACAAAAAGAAAAGCGAAAAGGAAATTGAAAATGGTTTATTTTATGTAATAGTATCACCATTAAAGAGTGATACTTCATTTAACTTAAGAAAAAAGCTATTGAATATATATATTGAATATGTAGAAGAAGATAAAACACAAGAAAGTTCTTTAAATAAAATTGATGAATTAACGGAATTGTTTGACGAAAATATAAGTGTTAATAATAGAGTGTTACCAATATTAAATAAAGAACCAAAGGATACTGATGATAATGTGACTCTAATGTTTACACTCAATTATTTTGATAGTAAGGCTGAACCTATTCCAGAAACTCCAGATGCAACATATGATGCTTTGATGGGAATATTGAAATTAAATGTTATTGATAAAGATTAAAAGACTGGTTTTTTACTGGTCTATTTTTATGTAAAAAATCAGAAAGGAGATATGTAAATGGCTACAAATAACGTCATGAATGGTGTTAAATTCACAGTACAAGCTTTAGCTGAATCAGTATCAACTCGAGCAGCACATGGAGTACTTTTTCTTGTTTTGGATGATAGTACAGTAACACCAGGATTATATAAATATGCAAAATTAAAGAAAGTTACAGAAAAATATACCGAAGATAATAAAAATATTATTTCAACTATTTTTGCAGATTATGGGATAAAAAGCTTAATTGTTGCGGTTGGTCATGATGCAACTAATGGCATAAGTGGATCATTAGATAATGTTTTATCTTTACTTAATAAAGTAAATGAAAATGGATGGTTGGCGGTACCTCAAATAACTTTAGATGCTGACAAGAAAAAAGTTGCTGATTTTATTAAAACTCAAAGGAAAGATGAGGACTATCCTTTAAAAGGAGTTATTTATAACTATTCTAGTGATTGTGATGGAATAATTAATTTTACTGGAAAAGACCTAGGAGCAATTGCACCTGATGTATATGCAGCAGAAGTTGCTGCGCAGTTATGTGTACTTGGGCCAAATGAGGCTATTACAAATCATATTGCTAAAAATGTAACAAGTTGCGATGTTAAAACAGATAATGATGATTGTGTTGCTAGAGGAGAGCTGTTTCTTTGTAACAATGGTAAAAACATTGTATTTTCAAGGGGTGTAAATTCTTTACAAACAATAGATTCCACCCAATCAGAAACTTTAAGTAAAATAAGAATTGTTGAAGTTATCGATTTAGTTAAGTCGGATATGAGAGAGATATTTGATACCAGTTATTCAGGTAGGATGGGGAACTCATATAAAAATAGAAAGACATTGATTAATACATTAAATTCATATCTTAAAACATTATCTAATGACGGGTATTTATCAAATGATGAATTATCCTATGTAGAATTAGATGTTGAAGCAACTAAAAAATACTTAGAATCTAAAGGTGTCAATACCGATAATATGAAAGATGAAGATATATTAAAGGCTAAGCTAGGAAGTTATGTGTTTATAAAAGTAACCCTAAAATGCATGGATACAATAGAAGATATAAACATTGTGCTTCAATATGAAACATAGGAAGGAGCGTGAATATAATTGAGACAACTAAAGCCAACAGATATTGTGAGAACTAACAAGGGATACATGAAAATTAATGGTGTTGAACTAGCTGAATTAAAAGAGTGTGAAGTTAATATTGAACCAAATGTAAAAAGTCTACCTCTTATGAATAGTGGCAGTGATGGAGAAGTAACTATGAGTTACAAATGTACAATAGCGTTTAAATTAAACAAAAGGTATAGCAGATTTAAACCTGCTATACTAGAGGCTGCTAAAAAGTTACAAAACTTTGTATTTGATTTTGAAGGAACAAATTATACTCCAGATGGTGAAGAGGAAGAAAGCATTTCAATTACAGATGCTTGGGTTAAGGGGAAAACAACATTAATAAAATTAGCAGCTGAAAATGATTTTGGCGAAGATGCATTTGAAGCAGGATTTATGATAGAAAATTCGGATTACACGAACATTATAGATGATGGTGAGGATTGGGGTAGTAAGTAAATACTACCTTTTATTTTTAATTTGAAAGGATGAAGAATTATGGCTTTATTAAAAATAGAAGACATTATAGCAAAAAAAGAGGAATTAAGAGCACAGGCAGGAGAACAAAAATGTTTAGTATATTGTGAAAAACTAGGTGGAGAGTTTGAAGCGCATAGTTTATCAAAGGGAGATTTAGCAGATGTAAGGTCTAAAATGAAAGATAGTTACTTAGAAGGTATAAAATATCTAATCTATATGAGTATTGATGATTTAAGAAGCCCTCAACTTTTGGAGGCTTATGAATGTAAAACAAATTCAGTAAAAATTGTTGGAAGACTATTCCCTAAAGAAAATGAAGTTGGTGCTATAGGAGAAATTTTAATGGATTTAAATGGATTGGGTCAATTAAAACCAGGAGAAATATATAGAAAAGAAATTGAAGATTTAAAAAACTAATTATGTCCGAAGATGGTGAGTTTATTGATATAGAATTGTATATGTATTCTCACTATCTTCAATGTGGACATGATTTAGATAAATTAATAAATATGTCTGAAATGAAAAAGAATTATTATATTGCCAGCATGTTAGTTATGAAAAAGCAAGATACTGAGAACAATGTAGCCTTAGCTGAACTTACAGGCAGATTGGCGAATCCTTTTATAAAAAAAGAGGAATAAGGAGTGAGGTGAGTGGCAGAAGATATTTTAGGTGGCAGATTATCTATTGAGGATGGTTATACAAATCCACTACAAAAATTTGCAAATGCTGTATTAGGTACTGAAAATAAATTTAAACAATTTGCTAATGGAATAAGTAGTAGCAATCAAAAGATTAATAATGAAACAAATAAATCTTATCAGCAGGTTGATAAGATTGCTCAAAAATTTATTAATCAAGGGAATACTGTTGCGGATGCAATTAACAAAGCAAATGACAAGGTGAAACAAAATCAAGAGAAAACAATTGAAGGTCTTTCTCAAAAATATATGAAATTAGGAATGACCATTCAACAAGCTTATGGAAAAGCACAGCAAGATTCGAATAAAATATGGAATGGTGATTCAAATCAAGGTGGTAATAATCCTTTAAAAGATTTTGCACAAAGCTTTTTACAAGGTGGAATTGGTGGGATAATCGGTAAATTAGGTCTTATAGGAACAGGTATTACAGCTGGTATTACTGTGATGAAAACTTTAAATAATTTCATGGAGCAGGGATTCGATGTATTAAACAAATTATCAGATGGGTTACTTTCTCCTGAAGGTATTAAAAATGCTATTGAGGAATCAATGGATTTTGAAACAGGTAGAATGAAACTTGATTTGTTTTATGGTAGTAAAGACAAAGGTTTGAAAGCCTATCAAGATGCTACATATATTGCACAAAAAACATATGCTGGTGAACGTGATACTGTTGAAATTTCTGCTAAACTAGGTCAATTAGGTATAGCCCCAAGTCAAAAGCAATTAGGAAAATTGGTTGATGTAGCAGGAACAAGACCAGAAGTTCAAACAGATCATATTGGATTAGCTGTTAAAGAAGCTGTTGAAGGTAGAAGTATGATGCTTCAAATGTATGGGATAAACAATAAAAATTTGAAAAAGTTCTATGATGATTTAAGGAAAACAGATCCAAACGAACATAAAGAATTAAAAGGAGCTTTAAATAAAAAGGGTACCGCTGGTGATCCACAGAAATATTTTAATTTACTTACTGATTATATTGAAAAATCTCCTATGAATAATTATGCTGAAACATATGCTCAAACTGTAAAAGGTAAAATTGAAAGAATGACAGGCGTTTGGGAGACAATGAAAGCTGAAATAATGGGGATTGATGTAAAAACAGGTACAGCCAAAGAAGGAGGAGTATTTGCAACAATAGCTAAGCAAGTTGATCATTTAAAGGATGTCCTTGAGGATAGCGGTACTGCAAATTCAATACAGAAAATAGGAAAGGCCTTTGGTGGTGCGTTTGAATCTATTGGAAATGCATTTAATAAAGCTGTAACTCCAGAAACAATTGATAAAGTTGCAAATGCAATTGTAAAAATAGGAGAAGCGTTAGCAAAAATGATTAATCATTTTGTTGATAGTGGACAATTAGATAATTTGCTTGATAAGCTTCCAGATTTAACTGAAAAAGTAGTTGGAAATGAAGTTATAAACAAGACTACTGACTTTAAAGTAGGTGCTGACTTAGCGCAAGGTAATTTTTCAAATGCTGCTAATGATTGGCTTATGGGTAAAAGTGATTGGTATAGAAATACATTTGGAATTGGTAAAGATGTTGGAATTGGTTCAAATCCTGTTGAAAGCCAAAATGAACAAAATAAAAATGATGCTGAATGGTTTAGTAATAAAACTGGTTTAGATAAGTCATGGATTTATTCTAACAATGATGCAGTTAGTAGTTTTGGTGATTGGGTTGATCTTAAGTTAGGTTTAAGAGTTAACGATGAACAATTTAATAGCGCGATAGATAGAAACAGTAATTTATCTGATGATGAAAAAACAAAGCTAAAAAATACTATAAATAGTGATGATAAAAACACATACCATATTACTATTCAAAAAATTGAAGCAAATAATTTTGATGAAATAATGAAATCAATAAAGTCAGCAGCGGCTAATAGAAAGTAGGTGGTAATGTAATGATAGAAACTATGACAATGGGACAGTTTTCATCTTTAATAAGAATAACAACTTTAAATAATTATAATAGTATGCAATATGTAAGTGAAAGCAATGAAAGTACCCCTATAGATAATAGACTAATATTGTTGCCAGTATCACCTAGTGATTTAATGTTTGATGAAGATTCAGATGTACAAACAATAAAACTTATGAATTATGGCGAATATCCAGTGAACATAAATAAGAAATTAGCTTCTTGGAGTGTATCAAGCTTTTTCCCGTGTTTAGATAGTAATTATCCATTTGTTAAAAATTCTGAGTTAAAGGATCCATATGAGTATTATTGCAAAACACTATTAACCTGGAAAAATAATAAGACTCCTTTAGTCTTCATGTTTAAAACTTGGGGGTCATATTACTCATGCCAAATAAAAAATTTTAAATTTGGAAGAAAAGATTCAATAGGAAATATATATTATGATTTACAATTTCAAGAATATAGAATATTGAATTTGTCTTCTGGTGAAAATGGAACAACTGATTATGCAGCTGATATTTATTATCCAAGTGAAGGTGAAACAATTCAAGACGTAGCAAAGAAGTTATATGGTAGTTCAGAATATTATAAAACTATTATGTCTTTAAACAACTTGACTAATCCATTTATTAAAGCAGGTGTTGGGTACAAAATAAGGTAGGTGAAAGTATGTTAAATATATTTTATTATGATGATGCTGGAACTAGAGTTGATGTATCTGATTTATTAGTTTTGATAAAATATACATGTTCTGTAGATAAAATAGCTCAACAAGTAGATTTGGTATTGGTTTATGGAGTATATAGTGATGCACTTCCAACTATTTATATTGGACCTAGCACAAAAATAGAGCTTTATTATAATGGCTCTTGCATTTTTAGAGGGAAGGTTATTACATCAGATTTAAAATCAAATGAAGAGCAAATAGAATTAACATGCTATGATTTTATTTGGTATTTAACTAAATCAAAAGTCGTCTATAATTTTTCAGATATTTCGGCTTATAAAGCAATTTGCAAAATTTTTGATGATCTAGAAATACCATATAATAAAGATGGAATTTTAGGAGGCGCTAATGGTGAAGGCGCATCGATCAATATAAATCATTTAATTAAAAATAAAAGTGCCTATGATGCGTGTATGATGATAGCAACTGAGATACACACACAAACAGGCACTTTTTATTATATGTTTATGGATGTTGCAGGAAATGTCAACATAATGGCATGTGATAGGTATTGGAGTAAACAAACTATTAAACCATGTTCTGACCCTTCTTTGCCTAATCCAGATGGTACGATAATTTCATTAAGCTATAAAAACGATATGTCTGAAATGATAACTAGAATAAAATTATTTGATAGTAAAGGAAATAAAGTAGATATTGAAACCGGAGAATCAACTGGTGAAGATGATGAGGGAGTTGATAGCGGTGAGTGATATTGAACATATGAGTATTTCTGAAGCACAGGCTTTGGAGAAATCTTTGGGAGCTCAAAAAGTAAAAGAATTATTAAAATTAGATAATCTAACTACAGACAATGGAGAAGACGCTGAAGCTGTTAATAATACATTAAGTGCACCTAATGCAATACTAAAGAAATATGGAATCATACAAGACATAATCATTAAATCTAAGAAAGAAGATCCATTAATTAAATCATATAGAATTTTAAATGAGAACTGCAAACCAAAAGAAACTATTGAAGTTGAATGTATTGGTGATATAAATTATAAAGTTGGTTTTGGGGTTCATTTAATTGTACCGTTTTTAAAGGGATATGAAGATTGCTTCATGTATGTTAAAGAAGTTGAGCATGAGTGGAAAAGTGATAACTTGTTCATTAGTAAATTAACCTTGACAAAGTCTCGTGTTATGGATGAGGTTGAGTGGAGTGATTTAGATGATGATGATTCAACTGATAGTTCAACTGCAGGAAGTAAACTTTGGGATAAGATTTATACATTGTTAAAACAACAAGAAGGTAAGAATTATGTATGGGGAGCTACTGGACCTGATAGTTTTGATTGTAGTGGACTTGTACAATATTGCTATAATCAATATTCAAGTGAACTTGGATTAAGACTTGGCAGAACAACATACGAACAGTGTAAGCAAGGGAAAGAAATAGGGAACGACAAGGGAGTATGGATTCCAGGAGATTTGTTGTTTTGGAAAGGTAGTGACACGCCACCAAGTCATGTGTCTATTTATATTGGTGGTAATAAAATGATCCACGCTCCAAAAACTGGAGATGTAGTTAAAACAGTGGATGTTACAAGAACAGATATTTATGCAGTTAGAAGAGTTATTCCTGAAGAAGTGGCTGAAAGTATAAAAGAGGATAATATCCCGAGTGATTATGAAGGTAATTTAAATTCAGTTGATAGCAATTGTAGTACTTTTATTTCAAATATGAGTAAGTATGGTTATAAAGATATAATAACTAGCAAATCAAATGCGTTAAGTGTAGATCCTTATCTTGCAGCAGCGATAATTGCAATTGAAAGTGAAGGAAATCCAAAGTGTGGTGGAACTTATTATGGATTAATGCAAGTTGAGAACGGCTCAGGTGATCCATCTACGAATATAGGGCAGGGAATCGAAGAATATAAAAAGAAAAGAAGTGCTGTAGGTATTCAGGTTCATGTAATATTATCTGCATATAATAGTGGAGAAGGCACAGTTGAACAAGCTTGTAAGCAATCAGGATATAATATGTCTAATGTAACAATTAAGCAGCTTGGCGATGCATTGTATGATTATGTAAAAGCACATAATCCAAGTTGGGATGCAAATGAAAAGAAATATTATGCTAGTAAAGTTTTAAAGGCCTATAATATATTGAAATCAAAAAAAGCACTAGAGTAAGGAGGTTATTATTATGCCAAAATCTTTTGGAGATCAATTTTGGGAAGAAATAGAAAAGCATAGAAGTAAAAATAAAATAGATGAACCTTTTGAAATAGGGAAAGTTATTTCGGAAGACCCTTTAATTATTGAAATTGAAGGGCTTCCTTTATATAGGAACAATTTATATATAAATCCATCTCTATTGCCATGGGATGAAGAAGTTAAGGCTATAACAACAACTGTATCTGAACACAATCACCAAATCATTTTAATACAACATTTTTCAAAGCTTAAAATAGACTCATATGTTGCATGTTATGGTATTGAATATAATGATATATCTAAGACATATCAAAAATATGTTGTACTGGAGGTGGTTCAATAATGGGGTTATTTCCAGAAGATTTTTATAGCAATACACAAAGTGCTAAAGTAAAAAATGAGATTCCTTTGCTTAAGGATTATGCAATAGATCTTAAGACAGGGGAAGTGTTATATGATGAAAATAATAATGAAATAATTGTTGAAGGATTGGATGCTGTTATAGTCCAGTCCTGGCGTAAAATATACATACCTAAATTTGATGTTAATAATAATGAAGGTTATTCAATTTACGGAAAAAACTTTGGAAGTCAGATTAATAAACTTATTGGAAAAGGAAAAAATTATGGTGAGACTTTTGCACATCAAATGCTGGTGGAGTGTTTAGTGGATAACGTTTATGTTACAGGAATTAATAATATTTCAACAAAATTAGAAAAAAGTTCTTATTTGATAAATTATACCATGGAAACTATTTATGGAAATTATCAAGATAGTTATTATATCCCATTAGATTAGGAGGTCAGCATGAGTTATTATAGAAGCGAAGAAGATATATACAATGAAATGTTTCTTGGATATACTGCTACTAGTATTGGAAAAGAAAGTTTGTTATACAATGCTTGTATGCCAGTTTGTATCAAATTATCTGAAGCATATTTGGCCTTAGATGAAGTTACTAAACAAATATTTGCTAAAAAAGCTGTTGAAAGTGGTTATTCATCATTTCTGGACTTAAGAGTGGAAGAAATGGGAATTAAGAGAAAGGAGTCCACTTATGCGTTAATCGAAATTACTGTTAATGGAACAGCAAAGATGATTTTTCCAAAAGATAGTATTGTGGGGACCAGTGATAATAGGTTATATATTACTCAAAGCGATTTAATATTAGATGATAATGGAAGTGGGAAAGTAAAAGTTAGAGCTGAAAAAGCAGGTTCAAAATATAATGTAACTGCAAATGAAATAAATTATTTGCCAATAAAATATAGTGGAATTAAGAGCATAACAAATGAAAAGGCTTATTTTGATGCATATGATGAAGAAACAAATGAATCTCTATATTATAGATATTCATTAAAAGTACAAATTCCTGCAACGTCTGGAAATAAGTATCATTACCAAAACTGGGCTTTAGAAGTTGATGGAGTAGGAAGTGCTAAAGTGTATCCTCTTTGGAATGGGAATGGAACTGTTAAAGTTGTAATTTCTAGTAGTAACTATAGGGCTGCTTCATCTGATTTAATAAAAACTGTAGCAGATCATATTGAAGAAAATAGGCCGATAGGTCCTACAGTTACAGTTGTATCAGTTGAAGAGTTACCATTAATCATAAGCTTAAAATTAATTTACGATTCTGTATCTTACACACTAGATACTATCAAAACTAATATACAAAATTCAATTTCTCAATATTTAAAGGATGTGGCGCTTAAAACTGACCATATAAGCATAGCAAAGGTTGGCGCTATCATATTAAGTACTAGTGGAGTTACTGACTATAGTAATTTAACTATTAATGGTAGTACTATTAATTTGCCTATAGCTGATAATCAAATTGCGGTATTAAGTGGGGTGGTATGTAATGTTACTTAAGGATTACATATCACCTTTAGTTTGCAATAAAATGGTAAGTAAAGCACTTGAGGTACAACAACCACAGATTGATAATGTAATTGCTAATATTAATGATTTAACTAATCAAGGTTTTATTGAGTCAGCAACATGGAGTTTAGATCTCTGGGAAGAAGAATTTGGAATTAAGTCAAAATTAAATGATACTTTAGAAAATAGAAGAAATCTAGTTTTAGCTAAGAAAAGAGGAACTGGAACAACTACAGTTGGAACAGTTAAAAATGTATGTAATAGCTTTGTAGATAAAACAACGGTTACTGAATATTCAAATGAATATTATTTTGATTTATTACTAGAAAGCTATAATGGATTTCATAATTACCTTGAAGATCTAATGGAAATAATTGAAGATTTGAAGCCAGCTCATTTAAATGTTAATTATCATTTAAAAGCAATTACTCAATCAAATTTATATATAGCAAGTGTTGGATTTACTTCTGAAATAATTAATGTATATCCATGGACACCAAGCAACTTAGAATCTAAATTAGATGTTTATATTCCATCACATCAGCCATCAAGTTTAGAAAGTATAAATGTATATCCAAAGGAGGCGATTTAATGGCAGAAAAGTTTTACAGTTTGCTTACCAATATAGGAAAAGCAAAGATTGCTAATTCCATAGGACTTGGAACAAAAGTAAATTTTATGATAATGAAGGTTGGTGATGGTGGTGGATCCTATTACGAACCAACAGAAGATCAAGCAGATTTAAAAAATACTACTTGGCAAGGTAATATAAATCATGTTGAGATAGATAATGATAATCCTAGTTGGCTAAATATTCAAGTAATGATTCCATCAAGTGTTGGAGGATTCACAATTAGAGAATATGGGGCATTTGATGAAGAAGGTAATATGTTAGGCATATGTAAATGTGCTGAAACATATAAACCTAAAATCGAAGATGGTTCTACTAAGGAGCTGCTTTTAAATTTAACATTAGCAGTTACAAATACTGAAAGTGTAAATTTAAAAATAGATCCAACGATAATATTTGCTAAGAAATCAGAAATTGACCAACTTAGAACAGATATTAATGCACAATTGTCAGATTTTGTGTACCAAACAGCAGGAGGAACATCAACATCAATAACACTAACAATGCAAACTTTGGTAAATGGTTATTTTAAGACATTTATTGCAAGTGCGAATAATAATGGAGCTGCAACAACTATAAATGGAAAGAAATTATATAAACCAGGAACAACAACAGCACCTAATTTAATTGCTGGGAAGGCATATACAGTTTGGTATAACCAAGCAGGTGATTGTTTTTTTATCAAAGCTAGTGCTGAAGGTGATGCAATAGCTGCCAATGTACTAGCCGGAAAGAAATTTAGTAATGATAATGATACTGGATTAGTTGGGACATTAGACTTAAGCAATTTAGTAAGTGGAAATATAAAAAGTGGAGTAAGTATAAATGGTGTTAGTGGAAAAGCAAGTGTTGTAGATACATCAGACGCAAATGCATTAGCAGGACAGATATTAAATGGACAGACTGCATATGTAAATGGAAATAAGGTTGCAGGTAATATGCCTAATCATAGTGGAGCAGATAGTCCTGCAAACAGTATAGCTGGAACTGGTGCTGGCAGAATATATGTAAGACCACAAGCAGGATATTATGATGGCTCAGTTGCTTCATATGTAGATGATGGAAACTATAATCCAGCAAATATTGTAAGCGGTAAAAGTATATTGGGGCTCTGGGGAAGTGCAACAGTTGCAAGTTTGGGTGGTGTTAAAATTGCTAGTGGAACTATAACAAATATACAATATAATAGTTCAAATTCACAATATTATGGCACAATAAGTGGATTATCATTTACTCCGTCTATTATAATAATGTATTATGCTGGAGGTATAATACAATATCCTGATGCTATGATTGGAGTTTTTTGTTCTCAGTTTGTAGGGAATAAATATACAGTAACAAAAGCTAATGCTAGTGGTTATGGGAGTTATCTAGTAGATAGTACAAATATTTATAATGGAGGATTTAAACTCCCAACGTTTTGGGGATATTATACAAATTATCCTTGGCAATATATAGCAATAGGAAATTAAAAATATTAAGGAGAAATGTAAATATGCAAACATTGATAATTTATGACAATACAGGAACTATTTTTAGTTCACCGATAACAGGAAGTTATAAAAAACCACAAGGAGATTTAAAGTATTTAGAAATAGAACTACCAGAAAATAAAGTTCTAAAAAGTATTGATACAAGTGAAACACCAAACATACCAATACTTGAAGATATACCTAAAACAGATTTAGAAAAAACACAAGATCAATTGCTAGAAACTCAAGCTCAATTGGCAAATTTACAAGAACAAATATTAGTAAAAGAAAATGGAGGTAAGTAAAATGGATTTAATCATGGAAAATCTTATTAACAACAAATTTTATGCAACTAAGGATGATGTAGAAAAGAAGCTGGGGGTATTCTTCGCATTTAATGTAATTACACAGGATGAATATACAAAGTTGATGCAATTAGCAGAGAGTAAATATACTGAAACTAATGCATCATAGTTAGAACTATCAATAAAATAAGTGTAGATAACATTAAAGACTTAGATAAAAAGTCTTTTTTTGTTATCCATTTTAAGTAAGATAGTATAAATATGGATAATTAAACATGTAAAAATTTACTGAATTTCTTAGATATAAAGGAATTTGTATTACGATTATTGTTGGATTTAACAGGTATTAGAACTAAAATAAATATATGGAACGCGCGTTCATTTATTATTGAAAATAAGGGAGAAATGATAAATGAAAAATTACTTTAAAAAGTTTAGTATAATGTTTGTGATGTCTTTGACACTTATGCTAGGGTGCTGTGTCAATGTTTTTGCGGCAGATGATTTTGTAACAGGAACTACTAATTTAAACAATACTACTGAAAATAGTGCAACACGTGGGGTACAATTAACAGCTCCAGAAAAAGGCTGGAAAAGATACGATAATAATTATTCAGGAGTAAATTATACTGGAAATTGGCAAACTAATGATAATGCTAGTGATTTTTATAATAAATCTCTAAAATTTTCAACTGATGTAAATGCAAAAATAACATTTTATGCTTATACATCAAAGATTAGATTTATATCTCCAATTACTATGTATTCATGGAGTGATGATGTCAAAATTAAAGTTGACGATAATGAATATACGTATAGTCATTATAATAGTACTTCTATATGGCAGACTATAGTATGGGAAAATTTAAAATTGGAAAAGAAAATTCATAAAATAGAAATAACTAATCCTAATAATACGTTATACTGGTCAATTGATGCTATCGATATAGCTGAAGATGGTTATATTGTATCAAATGATGAATCAATAACATTAGATAAATCAACAATGAATCTAACAGAAGGGGAAACAGGACAATTAATAGCAACAACAACTCCAGCAGGGGCACAAGTGACATGGAAATCAAGTGATCCTTCAATAGCAACAATAGAAGTAGATCCTACTAATGGTAAAATTACAAAGGTAAATGCACTTAAAGAAGGAACTTGTACAATAACAGCAACTATAGCAGATGGTAGCAATTTAAGTGCATCATGTACTATAAATATAACTAAAAAAACTGAACCAACACCAGATAATCCAACAACTGATTCAAAAACAGGTGCAATCTTAATAATAAACTTAACAGATGGAGAAACAAAAGTATTTGATGTTTCAAGCTCAGAAGTTGATAAGTTTAAATCTTGGTACAATAATAAATCAGAATTCGAAAATAAGTTGACATATGTATTTAACAAGACAGTAAATTCAAACATATCAGTTGAGGAAGATGTTGTACATAATCAAATAACATCTTTTGAAATAAGAAAATATTAATATGTATTTTGCTATGATGACACTTGCAGTAATGTAGGTGTCTTTTAATATTAGTGCGTACTAGGAAGATGAGGTGCACAAAATAAAATAGTAAAAACCAATAAATTAGTAGTAATGAAGGTAGATTGAGTAGAAATATTTAGTCTATCTATTATTTTTGTATTTAAGGCTTACAAAATTATGGATAGTATTGGTATATAAATAATGTAGCTATATATAGTGTGTATTTTATACAGTTTTATGACAGGAAAAGACATTTTTTAGGTCAAAAGCCTAATATCAATAAGAATGTGAATGAGTACTTATTCTATTTAATTTCTATTTTCTTTGAATGATTAGAAATTACATGTACACTATATAAAAAATAATTATTAAAAAGGGAGAAATGATAAGTGAAAAATTACTTTAAAAAGTTTAGTACAATGTTTATAATGTTATTAGTTGTGATAGGTGTTGGAGTGATTCAAAATGGAACTGTAGCTAATGCGGCTACTATTGGGGAGCCATTGACTTCACCAGAAGCTGGATGGACAGCTGTTGATGATACTGATAGTAAAATAGTATCTCCTAAAGGAACTATTAATAACTATACAGAGCGCTCACATTACAATCGTTCATTAAGAATTGTTGCTGGAATGAATGGTAAAATAGTCTTTCAATTTTATGGAACTAAGTTTAGAATAATTTCTGAGATATCAAGTTTAAGAAGTAGTAAAATAAATGTAAAGATTGATGGAATTAATGTGGACAATATCACCATGCAAGGAAATACTAGTGTGAATCAAGCTCTTGTATATGAAAAATTAGGGCTACCATTAACAATTCATTATGTTATTTTAACTAATGTAGATGGTGGCATTGCAAATACGAATATGGATTTAGATGCAATACATTTAGATGATAATGGGTATTTGGTACCATATGTTGAATCTATATCATTAAATAAAACATCACCTATCTTAACAGTAGGTGATTCAAGGCAATTAACAGCAATAACCACTCCATTAGGCTTGGATCTAACTTGGACATCAAGTAATTCCAATATAGCAAGAGTAGATTCAACAGGAAAAGTTACTGGAGTAGCAGAAGGAGCAGTAATAATAAAAGCTACCACAGAAAACGGATTAACTGAAATATGCACAGTACCTGTAATGCCAAGAGGAACTGATCCAAATCTAGAACCAAGAGAATTAGAGTATATAGTTAATACTGCTCGTGCAAAAGGTGATAATACCAATAATCCTGGTGGAGAGGTCACAATTATATTTCATGGATCATCTGACACTACATTGAGTTTAGTAAAAACAGCAGATGTAAAAGATGTATGGATAGGAGATAATTTCACATATACTCTTGTTATAACCAATACTGGGTCAAAGACAGCTAAGGCAGTAGTGGTTAATGATCCAGCACCAAACCATATTGATTTTAATGTTAGTGGAGTAACAACTACTCAAGGAACAGTTGATTCAAGTTCAACATCTAAAAATATTATAGTTAATGTTGGTGATATACTACCTGGAGGGACAGTAACAATTAAAATTCCTTCAACTGTAATAGCATAAATTGACTGTTTTAAAAGATAATTAAATATAAAGTTTGTAAAAGATACTTGCAGAAATGTAGGTATCTTTTTATTATAGAAATTTATTAGAAAAAGAGGTGCAACATGAATGACGAATTGGTAAAAGATAAATTAGAGAGGTGTGAAACTAGACTTAATAATCATGGTGATAGGCTAGATAAACTTGAACAGGATGGAAGAGAGCTTAAAACAGAACTAAAGAACTTATGTGAAAATCTTAAAAATTTAACAAGTATGATGAAGTGGTTCATAACTGCTATTGGAGGAGCTTTAGTAAGCTTCTTTTTTTATGCAGTTCAAGCAGGAATATTTAATAAATAAGAAAGAGAGTGATATAAAAATGATAAAAGCATTAATAACAATTTTAGTGAAATTAGTAGAGGCTAAGTTAGAAAAAGCAGGAGTAGAAACATTAATTTTAAAGAATAAAAATTATATTACTGTAGCTAAGCAAATATGGGATATGGTAGATGAAAACTTTAGAATTTCACAATCTATTGAGGAAAAAGTATCATCAAAGATAGATACATTTAATCTAGCATTATTAAAAGAATTTCCTGAGTTGAAACAGGATGATATTGATAAATTAAGACAATCTGTTGCTGGAAGTGTTAATGCTGGCAAACAAGCTGTATTAGATAATTCAACAATTTTAAAACAGCTACAAGAAAAAAATGATAAATTAGCTTTAGAAAATACAGATCTAAAAAATAAGTTAGCCAACATAAATGCTCAATCCACTGTAGTAAATACAGTTCAAGAAACTGTAGCATAAGCTTAATATTCAGAGTGGTCTTTATGGCTGCTCTTATTTTTTATCATAAATAAGAAAGGATGATGTACAATGAAAGGTATAGATGTAAGTAATCATAATGGTAATATAAATTTTAACCAGGTAAAAATGGCAGGCGTTGAAGCTGTTTATATAAAAGCCACAGAAGGGACAACATTTACTGATAACTATTTAGAGACAAATTATTCAAATGCTCATTATGCAGGACTAAAGGCTGGCTTTTATCACTTTTTAGTTGGGACTAGTTCACCTGAGACTCAGGCAACTAGTTTTTATAACGCTATTAAGAATAAAACAAATGATCTTATTCCAATGCTTGACATAGAAACAAAATTTGATGGGTTAATGGATTATGTTATTAGATTTATAAATAAGTTTAAAGAGCTATCAAGCTTTACTATAGGAGTTTATACTTATACTGGATTTATGGATAATCTAGATAATAGAATTGCAAATTACCCATTATGGGAGGCGAATTATAATAATGATCCATGGAACTTATCAGATAATTTTTTTACAAACAGGGTTGGACACCAATACACTGAAACAGGTTCAATCAACGGTATAAGTACAGCTTGTGATATCAATGATTTCAATGAAGGAATATTAATGAATACAACCGGTTATGTAATTACAACTTATTTGCCTAATGGGTATCAAGGCAATAATGAATTTAATGGAGTGGATTCTGATTATGTACTTCAGTATTTTAAAGGCATACGTTGCTATTTCAGGGGGAATGAAAAAGGGGTATGGATAGAAACACAAATATTACCTTTAGAAAAATGTAGAGAACTCCAAAAAGTTCTAGGAAGTTGGTTCTATTCAATAGAAACAAAATAATTTGATAATATTAGTATTTTTAGGGCATGGGAGAAATCCTATGCCCATTTTTTGCATTTAATTATATATTGTAGTAAATTATTTTGTGAGTGCATACTTAATAATTTTTAAGGAGATATTTAATTATGGATACAAAAAAACTTATGAGTCAAAAATATGTACAAGTTATTATATCAAAATCAACTAATAAAAAAGGAGATATAAATGCTGTTGGGACAACCTTGATTGCAATCAGTATAAGCCTAATTTTATTATTTTTCTTTATGTTAGGATATTCATTTTTTTATGGAATTTATTTCGGTAATGGTAAAGATAATATTTCTTTGCTAGAAATAGGGTTAAATATTATTCCGATAGAGCCTAAATTTGCAATAACTTTAGGTGTCTCAATGTTTATAATAAGTACTCTGTTTATTATACCAATAAAAAACTTTGTATTTAAAAGAGGAGTAATATCAAAATTAATATATCTACTTTTAATTTGCTTTTTTTCAATAGTAAGTATAGGGGCGCTAAAGGCTTCATTTAGAGGAACAGTATTATTTAATTTTAATGATATTTATATGATTTACATTCCATTGATTATTCCATTACTAATATTCTTCTCACTTTATATAGCTGACTGTTTGTTGAAAAAAAGATTTCTATTTATAATATCTCTAATAATAACGATCCCATTGATAAAAATAGTAATATCTCAAATTATCAATTACACTAAATTTGATCTTAGAATATGGCTTCTACTATTTCTTTTGAGCGTTATTATGATTTTAATAATTGACGATATATTAGAGTTGATTTCTAACTTTTTTGTGAAAAGGCCATTTATTAAATTAAATAAAGAAATAAATACAGTTATATCATTTTTTACTTCATTTATATCGTTAATAAAAGAGTCTAAATTAACGAAAATTGCAAAAAAAATTAAACTTAGATTAGATATAGTAAATATTAATAAATCAATTAACTGGGATGAGTTAATGTTATCATTGATAATGTGTATAGCAATCATGGCTATTATAAGTGCACCGTCAATTTACGCATCATTAGGTTCGTTTTATGGTACGAATTACGTTAGTAATAATACACAAATAATAACCTATTCAAATAGAGGAGTTGAATTTCGAAAAATAGGGTATGTAATTGGATGCAAGGATGGAAATTATTACATATCAGAACATCCTAATAGAAATTTACTTATTATAAAGGCGAGTGAAGTTACAATAGAGAGTCATATAATTGGTTGGCAAAATATTAAAGACAAATGGTACTACTTTAATTCAGATGGAGAAATATTGATCAACGCAGAAACACCTGATGGATATAAAGTTGATGAAACTGGGGCATGGATTAAATAAATAGTAAAAATGTATTTAAGGGCATGGGAGAAATCCTGTGCCCTATTTTTTATTATCTTCTTTTACTAGAGTGAGTTTTATTTATAGTTGGTTTGTTAGAATGACTATTTTTTGAATAAGTTTTTGTTCCATATTTTCCAGTCCAAGGATTATAATTTCCTTTATAATCATAATTGTTTTTGTGTGTAGAATCTTTTGTTGTTCTCTTGTAAGGTTGTACTTTTGTTCCATTATGTTTGGTATACCCACTAACTGATGTATAAGACTTAGAAGATTTAGCATAAGCAGGTGTTGCAGGAACTGAAACTAATACAAAAGTTGCTATTGTAAGCAATGGAATTATTTTTTTAAATTTTCTAAACATAATTTTCCCCCTTGTAAAGTAGATTTGTAGATAGTTAAATTCACAATTAAACTACCAATGCTATATAATTTTAGCATATACTTACAATAAAAAAAAGAAAATAAAAAGCAGTAGCCAGGAGCAATCCACTACTGCTTATTTATATGCAATTGCCGTAAAATTTTATACTATAAACTCTCCCATTTTTTGCAAGCTGAGAGAATTGTACTTTCTATGCGTCTTGGAAATACTAATTTATTATCTAAATAACTCTCCCATTCTTTCTGAGCTTTTATAATAAATTCGCTATGTTTATTTATAATGGAAGTATCTCGTTGAGCCGATGGTGTTAACAGTAAGCGTGATGGAAATCCTTCTGCATAATACATCATTGGGTTTGTTAATTCAAATGGATCTGATGTAATTACATGTGGTGAATTTTCCCAACGATCTAGAAACCTAGCATCAAATTTTATGGTAGCATATTCTGTAAAAGCACCACGAGTATGTGTCTCAATAGTATATCCGCCATGATCAAGCCCTTCAAAATTGATAGGATCAATGCTATCGCGAGTTAAATTAACTATTATATCACTTTTGGATTTAGACAATTCTGAATATTCTTTTCCTGTACGCGATAGAGTTTCTTTATATCCTATATTATATTCTGAAAGTGCTTGAATAATAATAAGGTGTAAAGTGCAAATATAATTAAAAGCTAAAATCCCTTCAATGGTATTAAATCTTTTTAATCTTTGAACTGTATCAGATGCATCTGCAAAGAGCTCATCTAATATGTCTTTATCTTTTGAATCGTTGAATGCAGATAACCTATTTGCAATACTATTAGTGTCAGCAATATATTCATTCATGAACGCAACATCAATAGCTTTTGTTATTCTATTACAAATTTCTTCTACTGCTGCAGTTATCATAGTTTCTGTATTTGAATTACGATTGAACAACATAGAGATAAGTGTACCAGCCGCAGGACTTCCTAAAAATTTAATTCCAACTTCTATAACTTCTTCCCAGTTAAAGGAACTATCATCTGTATCTGATGGCATATTATATTCCTCCTATATAATTTATTTACACTATTTTAATGATGTAAAATAGGCATTTAAGTTAGTATTGGTCTATAAACTGAAATTATGCATTTCTGTGAATATTTAAATATAAAATATGTATGCAAATTTTTATGTATAAGAAACTAATACAACAAAAAAGGCAGTAACCGAAGTTACCACCAGTCCATTTTGAAATATTATTTTAACATATAAGAAAGTAAAGGTATAGGGGGTAGTAGTTGGGTGAGTTAAATTAAATACTACCTCTTTTGAATGAACAATTTTAGGGTCATCGCATTATTGACAGTATTAACTCATAATATACAATAAAATTTATTTTTACATTTAAAAGGAAAAAGAAGTATTAGTATAGAAATAATATATTGTTGAAAAATATATTATAAAAGGGGATGGGTAATAATGCAAAAATTTAAAAGACTACTTGCTGGTTTTATGATGGCAATATCATTACTTGCATTTACTCCAGTGGCTGCTCATGCAGAATGGAGATCAGATTCAAAAGGTTGGTGGTATTCTGATGGTAATTCATATGCTCAATGGTGGAGACAAATAGATGGTAAGTGGTATTACTTCTATTCTGATGGGTATATGGCAAAGAATACTTGGATGGGTAGTTATTATTTAGGTAGTGATGGAGCTTGGACAACTGCACCAGCATCAAATACAAGTAGTGTAAGTACTACTAATGATAAAACTCAAATGGTTTATGTGGCAAGTAGTGGTAATGGTAAGAAATATCATTCTGATCCTAATTGTAGTAATATGAAAGGTACAAGGCACATTACTTTATCTGAAGCTCAATCGGAAGGCTACACAGCGTGTAGTAAATGTTATTAGAGACTATATATTTAGAAATAAAATTAAAAGAGATAGCGTTAGTAGGGAATCTAATGCTATCTCTTTATTAATGGGGTTAATGCCTTCATATAGAATTATTGACAAATGTTACTAATAATATACAATATTAGTATAAAAGCTTTGAGGGGGATAATAATATGGGGAATGAAATTGAAACTATGTCAAAAGAAGAATGGATGGCATCTAAAGGCCTAGTTAAAAAGAAAAGAAAAAAGAGTAAAGGTGTCTTTTACTACTTTAAGATAGTTTTCATTTTATTTATACTATTTCTAATGTTTTTAGGATGGAGAGAAAAAAATATTGAAGCAGCACAACAAAAACAGAAGTTTGAATTACAGGCTAAAAAGGATAAGATTCAAACAAATGCAATAACATATTCTAAAATTGCTATACAAAAGATGTTAAAAAGTCCATCAACAGCAAGTTTTCCTAATTCAGCATTTCAGGCAGAAGATTATAAAAAAATATTAGTTCAAGATGGAACAGATAATCAAATATGGTATATAGAAAGTTATGTTGATTCTCAGAATTCATTTGGAGCTGCAGTAAGAAGCTATTGGTCTGTAAAAATTCAAGTGTATGACGATGAAACATATAAAATACTAGATGTAGATATAAAGTAGGCTAGGAGTGATTTCCTAGCTTTATTTTTCTATAACAAGAAAATGTTTACTAGGAAAATAAATGGTAAAATGAGAATTAAAAGTTTAATTTGGGGAATGAAAAGCAGTTTTATGTTTTACTATATTTTAGTAAAATTAATATTGTAAGAAAAAATAACTCTACAATGCGCCGATTTGCCATCATGCATTGTAGAGTTTCCATAAATATAGAATTTGTTTACATAAGAGAAAATTTCTTTTTGTTAGAGTTTCTAGACTTAGAGAGGAGAAAATAAAATGTTTGACAACCAAGTTATGCCAATAGGAACAAAAATCAAAGAACTTAGGAAAATTCTAAATATGACACAAGTTGAACTTGCAGAAGGTATTTGTTCTATAAATAATATAAGTTTATTAGAGAATAATAAGCAAAAGTTAACATATAAATTAGCTGTTAGACTTGCTACAAATTTTAATAAAAAATCAAAAAACACATTAATTACAACCGAAGAATTAATGAGAGATGAAGATGATCAAGCGAATATTATTATAGAGAATAATATTATAAGTACTTTGGAAAAAATTAAAATAATAAAATCGTTCGAAGAAATGCTCGATGAAGCGGAATGGTTATTAAAAAAATACAACATTATTGATAAAAATAAGATAAAACTATATAATACAGCATCTAATTTTTACTACAATAATTATTCGTATTATAAATCATATGAAATGTGTAGAATTGGATTAACTATAGCTATTAATTGTGGTAATAAATTAGAAGAAGCAAATTTTTATATTAGTAAGGCTAGGATTAATGTAGCCTTAAAAAAGTATCTTGAAGCATTACAACAACTTGAACATGCTGAAAAAATTAATGATTTTGATAATGATGAGCTTTTTAGAAGAATATGTTTCAATAAAGCAGTGCTATATAAAAAAATGAATAAATTTGCTGAATCATTGGAGTATCTAGATAAAATAAAAAACATAGTAAATGATCAAAAAAGGATGATGGATTTAAAAACTATGTATGCAAATTGCTTGGAATGTTTGCAAGAATATGAAAAATCTGAAAAAGAGTATATTGAAATACTCGATATAGCAATGAAGCTAAATAATCAAGATTTAATAGCACTAACGTATAGGAATTTATCTGAATTACATTTTAACATGAAGAATAATAAAAATGCATTAATGTTTATAAATGCATCTTTAGAAAATAATCATAATAATTCTCACGTAAATGATGATATGTTTTTTGCAGCAAAGATATATAAAAGATTAGAAAAGTATTCAGAGGCCAAGAAATACCTTTTGCGGGCATTAGAGATAAGTGAAGAAACAGATAGAGAGAACAGCGAACTAATTGAGAATATTATATATGAATTGATATTAATTTATATAATAGAGAATGATGAAGATAATATAAATTTAATGGAACAGAAATCTAAAGAACTCAATGTAGATTATCGATTAATTTATTTGGAACTTATAAAATACTATAGGATTAAAAATGAAGAAAAGTCTATATATTTTAATAATGAATTAATAGAAATTATTAAAAAGGAAAAGAATTTTTAATGTTTTTTATCGTAATTTACATAAATATATTATAATTATATAAAATTTACATTTACAGGAGGATAGTTATGAAAAAATTATTATTGACAATGGTCGCATGTGTTGTGTTATTATCAAATGTTGCATTTGCTGCAACAAAAACTACAAGCACAACAACTGATACAAAAAGTACTATTACATCAAGCAGTGGAGAAAAGTTTCATCTAGATTCAAGAGATCCTGACGGTTGGTAAGCTAGATATTAAGAAAACTATAAAATCAAGTGAATTTATGTTTTAGATTCATTTGATTTTTTTGTTTATAAAATTATAAAAATCAAGAAATATATTAAAAAAATTTTTATATCGCAAATTATGCTAACATTTGACTTTTTAAAGTACAATAATGTAAGTAAACTTTATAGTTTTAGAGAATGTAAACAATAAAAAAATCATGTTAGTAGTTTTTGTAACAGTGATATAAGTAAAAATGTTGCAATTTAGTAAGTTAAGAGGGCATATATTGTTATACTTCTAATTTATAAAAACATTCTATATAAGTTAATGTTGCATTTTAATATAAGGAAAGTATATTAAAATCAAGTGAACTTTCTGTGTTCCACTTGATTTTTATTTATTTTCAAAATGATATATAATTATTTACATAAAAACCGTTGATGCATCATCATTTAGGAGGTAATCCGAGCAAAAAATAATAAATATACAAAAAAGGTGATTTATTATAGAATTAATTTTGCATATCTAGAAATTAAATATAATGGATAAAGGGGATAAGACACATGGCAAATAAATATACAAATGATTCAGACTATATTTTAGAGATATTAGAGGAAGAAGAAGAACGGTTATTACAAAAATTAGGAACAAAATTATATGAAGACGATAAACATTTGTTTTTTAGATATGTCTCTGTTAGAGATACAATGGAAGATATAAAACTAAAAACTATATAAATTAATCTAGAAATAAATTCAATATATTAATGAAGGAATATTAAAGGCTATGTATAAATATAAATTTTATATAAATTTTACATAGCCTTTAATATTTGCCGTCAAAAAATCGTCAAATATTGAATTCTAAAGTATTCTTTATTATTATAAAAGTTAATTTAAATAGTAAGATAAAAAGATTAAAATCCATATGATTACATTATATTATTGTAACTTATGTTTTCTTATGGAAAGGCAGTTTGCTGTGATAAAAATAAATATGGGAAAATTACAACTGTTGCAAAAAAGAATCAAATTCGTTTTGTAGAAGGAATTGATAATATTGAAAAAGTCATAATTCTTCCTAAAGAAATTAAAATAATAAATGATGATATAAGTATTTTTATAAAACCAAATGGGAAAATAGAGCAAGGTGCAACAATAAAACTTAAGGATGCCTATGGTGAAAAAAGATATATAACCATTGGCGTTGGAATAGATAGAATTGATATAAAAGATAGGAGCTATATATGA